CTGCTCCCGACTTTGTTGGCGCATTCGCAGCAGTAACCGCAGGATTTGGCCTAATCAAAGCACGGGACGCAGGACGATGACCGCTGAACACGGCAGGGATGTCCTGCACGGCATAGCTGGAACCGTAGCTCCCGCACTGGGGGTTGTGACCTCGTTTCAGGAGCAACTGGAATGGGGTCTACGCATGACCTCGCTGACCATTGGTATTGTTGTTGGCTTACTATCTCTGTTCAAATTGCTCAAGAAGTGGTAAGCTGATAGCATTGTTCTCTAATAGCCATGAAGTATGCACTAGGGAACATGCTTAGTAACAGCAGTGTAATCACCGCTGGGACCAATCTTTTATCTGGGCTAATAGCATACTGGAAGCTGGAGGAAGCCAGCGGAACTCGCTATGATTCTCACGGCAGTTATGATCTCACTGAAAATGTTGGAATTGATAACGGTGTTGGAGTAAAAGGTGACTGCGCGGTATCCAACAGCACATATGATGATGGAAGAAGTTTAACAATTTCCCCATCCCCATACGATTCTGTGGGATCAAGCTGGAGTCTGTCGTTTTGGATTTCAACAAATGGTGGAGATGCACCACAGATGTTCCCAAACGCTTGGGGTAACTGTTGCTTGTTTACAATTCCTACCATTGATGGAGATCAGATTCTGCGTGGTCAAATATGGAAAGATGGGGAAAGTGGTGGAGATGATGGAACAGATATAAGCAAGTCTGGGATCTACACTGGTGGGTTTGTCCATGTTTCTATAACTCACCACCTTCCAACAAAAACTGTTCGCGTATATTACAATGGAGTCGAAGAACATATAATCACCTACACGATTTCACTTAATGATGTGTCTGGAGGTGGCAGTGGAAATGAAAATTCATTACTTTCTATGTTTGGTGGAGACGTTCTAGGCACAAACTATGCTGGTCCGGGGAAACTGGATGAGGTTGGCATCTGGGGTAGGGTTATTACTGCGGCTGAGGTATCTGCCCTCTACAATGGGGGAAGCGGGATCACTTACGAGGAACTGTAGCTATAAAGGTTGCTTTTACAGTGGAACATGTTTAGAAGTTGACGAGTAGGTCAACTCCAGCTTGATCTATTAACCAAAATTCAAGCAGCCATGAACCACAATCAAATTATTGCGCTCCAAAAGCGTGTAGGAGCGACTCCAGACGGGTTCTGGGGTCCAGCATCCATCAAGGCGTGCAAAGCCCACCTGAGGGCATTTATGCCCCTAGAACGCAACCCTTGGCCAAACTCCGACCAAGCATCCCTTACGGCTTACTACGGCAAGGCTGGTGACGAGTCCCAGCTAGTTAGCCTCGTCGTGAGTGAACTAGGCATACGTTATGATGGCAAGGACGTGCGGACTATTAGGTGTCATCACAAGGTCGCACCAAGCCTCCACAGGGTGCTGGAGAAGCTCTCCAAGACCCCACATGCGTGGGTACTAAAGGAATATGCAGGCTGCTATAATAACCGACCCATGCGAGGTGGCTCACTGCCCTCCCTGCACGCCAGAGGTGCTGCCGTGGACCTCGCTCCCAGCACGAACGGCAACCGCGAGGCTTGGCCTAGCAGCGCAAATATGCCGCTGGAGGTGATGGAGGAGTTTGCGAAAGAGGGTTGGCTTCCAGCAGGTGCTTTTTGGGGTCGTGACGCAATGCATTTTCAAAGTACGCGATGAACTTTCCAAAACATATCAGCGTTGGTGGACTGCGCGTGAAGATCACCATTGTCGAGAATCTGGAAGATTTTGGTAGTTTTTCGCTTGACGACCTCACGATAGCCATTAGGAAGGGGAATACCAAGGACATGGTTGACACCCTGCGACACGAAATGATGCACGCTGCTTTCGCCATTGGCGGGATCGGTCACTGCAAACCTTTCGAGGAAGTTGAGGAGGGTGTTGTCAGGTGCTTGGATCACCTGTTCTTTCCCAGTTGGAACAGGTTGCTACAACAACAACCAACAAAACAATGACATACAAGAAGTTCCTCGTCGCTGCCGATAATCACGGTAGCCTAGTCTCGGAAGAGGCTAAAAAGAAGATCCTTAACTTCGCTAAAACATGGAAGCCCGACCACCGTGTGCATCTAGGCGACCTGTGGGACTTCTCACCACTCCGTAGGGGCGCGAGTCCAGAGGAGAAAGCAGATGGCATCTCTGACGATTACCGCATGGGCATTGAGTTCCTAGATGAGTTCAAGCCTAACTACCTCACCCTTGGAAATCACGATGACCGCATCTGGATGAACTCTACCAAGTGCGCTGATGGAATGCTCCGCGAGCATTGCGCTAAACTAGCTCAAGCCTCCGAGGACGAGTTCCGTAAACGCAAGATCCAATGGGTTCCGTACCATGTGAATAAGTATCTGCGCCTTCCAGAGGGTGGACCAAAACTCATCCACGGGTTTAGGGCTACAATGTACCCCGCCAAGTCCCACTACGAAAACTGGGGTGCTTGCATTCATGGCCATGTCCACAAGCCAGATGTTTATGTTGCTAGGCATATCGACGGGGAGGCGAGCTTCTCTGTAGGTTGTCTTGCTGACATTGACCAACTCACCTATGCCGACCGCACTCCAGCTAAACTAGCTTGGCGCAATGGCTTCCTGTACGGGTTGATCAACACCAAGACTGGCGCATGGCAAGCATGGAATGTCATTAAGGAAGGCGACGACTGGATTTCGCCAATGGGAATACTCTAATCATCCAACCTTTCAACCAACCATCATCCAACCAATGAGAACAAAAGCACAAGTAGCACTGACGGCACTCGAACAAGCCCTGAAGATCACGAACATCCAGCCGCAGAAGCGTGACGACGAATTTACGGCTAGCGAGTACGCCGACAAGGCGGAGATGCACACGGAGGCGGCTAGACGCTTGCTTCACCGCTATGTCAAGGCTGGAACATTATCGCTAAGGAAGACCCCCAAGGGTCACTTTTTCTCAGTTGCACAAGATGTATGACATTTGAGCAAATCATTGTCCTAGCTGCTATGTTGTTGTACACTGCAGCTGGGGCAAGTTATGCGTTCAAGGGTGACGCTCCGTGGGCGTTGGTTTACTTATCGTATGCCGCCGCAAATGCAGGGTTGATCTGGGCAGACATTAACAGATGACCGACGAGGACTGGGAGTTCGACGAAGCACGCAGGCTCATGCGTAAGTGTAGCTGCAAAAAGCCTGACAACGAGTTGCGTTATGACCCCGGTGTAACCTACATCTCATGTGTGTGCGACACCAAAGGTCCGCGTTCATTCATGGAAGACTGGCATCCGAAACAAGTCGTAAGACATTGGAATGCAACTGGTTACATCTCCATGCAAAAAAAATATTGACCGCAAGTCTGAATTGCTGTTTGCTATCAACAACTGATCACATGGTCAGACAACCAATAGAACATATGGAACTACAGAATACAACACCCGCCTTGAATAAGGCACTGGCAACCGCTCAGTCGCAGGTTGAGAACGCGACTAAAGGAAGTGTAAATCCGCACTTCAAAAACAGATACGCTGACTTGGCCGAGGTACTAAACACAGTACGACCTGTGTTTTCCTCGCACGGTCTGTCTATTGTCCAGTCCACCGCTTACGATGGATCACTCGTATCGGTGACTACCACCATCCTGCACGCCGAGGGTGGCTATATCTCGTCCACAGCATCCTGTGTCCCAGCCAAGGCAGACGCGCAGGGTGTTGGAGCCAGCACCACCTACCTTCGTCGCTATGCCCTCGCCGCGATGACTGGCATTGCTCAGGAGGACGATGACGGGCAATCTGCGGCTCACAACAAGCCTGCGGCTCCAGCGAGCAAGGAGGACATCTCCAGCCTCAAGGAGCGCATGGAGTCCCTTGGTGTTGATGAGGAGGCGTTTCTGAAGTACCTCGCGGTAAAGTCACTCAGCGAGCTTACCAAGCCTGCTGTGACCAAGGCTAACGCATCGCTGGATGCCAAGGCCAAGAAGCTGGGAGGTGCGGCATGAAGATCATCCAAAATCTTGGCGAGGAATACTACACTCGCACAGCTACACCCAGAGACCTGTCTGGTCCCGTTAGCAAATCCCTGCTATGGGACTTCAACCAAAGTCCTTACAGGTGGTATAACAAAAGCAAGGACAGGGAAAGCACCCCAGCCATGCGTACTGGCACATTGTACCACACTGCCTGCCTTGAACCCCACAAGCTGGAGGTGGAGTACATTGTAAGCCCCTACAACGACTTCCGAACCAAGGAGGCTAGGGAGTGGCGCGATAGCATGACTAACCTCAAGGTTATCACTGCCGACGAGTACATCCGCGCAGAGTCAGCGGGTTATGCGTTTCGCAAAAATCCTGCAATCGAGCATCTGCCAGATTATCGCACCGAGGTCGCTGTGTTCGCTGAAGTGTTTGGAACCCCCTGTAAGTGCATGATCGACCTTGTGCCGTCCGAGGGCTTGTCTTTGATTGATCTAAAGACCACCCAGAGCATCGAGAGCTTGGAGCAATTGACCTCGCTGATCATAAATCGCGGATACCACTGGCAGGCTGCACTCTACCTCGACTTGTGGAACATGGCATCTGGCGAAGAACGCAATGAGTTCATCATCGTCTTCATGGCAGTTGACCGTCCTTTCGAGATGGCAACCGTCCTACTCGACGAGGAGTTCATCAAGCTTGGAAGGCAGGGTTACATGCAGACACTAGCCAAGTGGAACCAGTGCGTTCAAGCTAAACACTTCCCACCAGCAATTGATGGAATCCAAACAATCTCCCCCCCCAAATGGGCATTAAAACAACAATAAGCATATGAGCTACGACAATACAAATACGGGCATTCTGTTCAAAAACGATGTGGGCGACAACCCCAAGCGTCCTGCATATAAGGGCAAGATTGATGTCAACGGCAAGGAGTATGAGATCGTCGGATGGGTCCGTGAGGGCAAGAAAGGCGAGTTCATTTCTCTGAAGGTTGAGGACAAGGCTGCATTTAAACCTGCAGCTAAGAAAGACCAAGACGAGATTCCATTCTGATTCCCATGCATGATTGGTGACATGCTCATCGCATTCCTTGGCTCCGAGGGTTCACCATAGGGCAAATCACTTTCCATGAACTACATAACACGCACGCTGAAATTTGGCGCAAAAACCAAGGTCAAGAATCCCGACATCATTCGTGAGGAGAAGGACTTGCGCTATGGCACACCAGTCTTCAATTCAAGGCAAATCAAAGGTGACTACTACCGAGTTATACCTAGCAATGCCAACGAAGTGGCATACATCCGAAACCTAGAACACCGGGTGGACAAGTTCGCTCCTGCTAAGGGCAACGGAATAATCGTCCGATGCTCTGCTATTGACCTAGTTGCGAATAACGCATAACAATCACCACCAGCGTGCAGGTGGGTTCTGTCCCTTGGCTCCGAGGGTTGCACGCAGGGCAAACATTTTCTAATGAAAGTCACACACGTTTCCGACCTAACTACCGACGAGCTATGCGCGGAGCTAGGTCACCGCATGTCCAAGAATAAGGCTATGAAAATCATAAGCGTGGTAGCTGACATATTTGGCGTACACCCAGCGCAGATATTCGCCTACGACAAGCAACCTGTACCATCGCAGGCTAGGACACTGGCAATGGCACTGGTGAGCGAGGACCACACGCTTGCAGATACCGCTCGCATCTTCCAGCGCAAGAACCACACCACCGTCATAGCAGCCAAGGAGCGTGCGGACTTCCTCACCCGCAACGACGAGGTGTTCCGCGAGAAAGCGACCTTTGCGATCAAGAAACTGAAATGAAGACCTCACCCACACAGCTAACTCTCAAAGAGCTACGCAAGGCTACCGACTGCGTTCAGGTGGTAGAGCATTGGTGTCAGTTCTCACGCCGCCGCAAAGACCTGTTCGGTTTTGTGGATGTGCTAGCATGCGCTGGTAGTGAGACCATTGCCGTCCAGACCACTAGCTGGAACAATGTGTCTGCGCGAGCAAAGAAGATGTCCGAGTCACCATACCTAGACTGCTTGCGCCGGGCTGGGTGGAAGGTGTTGATCCACGGGTGGAAGAAGAATGAAAAGACCAATCGCTACGAACTTAAAGTATTAGACCTATCATGATCCTTATAACCGATAACATAAGCCAACTACTGTACGATATCCAGTATCAGTTCCCACTTTGGCCAAGCACCTACAGCACATGCCAACGTGATGACTGCGAGCGTGCAGCAAGAGGTGGCAGAGTCTGCTTGGAGTGCTTGCAGGAAAAACTAGCTGAACTAACCAGCGTCAATGATGCAGCCGAATTCGTGAAGGCATGCGAGCATCTATCAAAGGTCAAATACCGCTTGCTCAATGCATGATGACATTACATCTTTCATCGTGATCATGGCTATAGTCTGCCTTGTCATGTACTCCCCAGACGACAACAACTATGCCTAGATTCGTTCGCAACCCAACACTAGCTGAGGACGGTCTCCCGCAGGAGATGTTCCTCGACGTGCGCCGAGCATGCGAGCGTTGGTTGCTCAAGAATGACCCTTTCTTTGCCGACGAGAGTAACTATAAAACATGGAAAACAAAACCAAATGAACAAACAAGCACTACTAAAGGTACACAACGAGACATGCCGACAAGCGTTGGCAATCATGGATGTAAAAAACAATGACTACTCTGGGGGTGAGCATGCACACGATGCATTAGCTAACTTCAAAGCTAGTTCATCGTTAGGACTGCATCCTATTACAGGATTACTACTACGCATGCAGGACAAGTTGCAGCGTCTCAAGTCGTTCGCCAACGATGGTAAGCTCGCGGTCCCTAACGAATCTGCTGAGGATGCATGTCTTGATCTGGTCAACTACGCGATCTTGGCCAAGGCACTGATCATCGACGAGCGTGGAATTTCCTCCGAGGATGTCCCAGAACCGTCCAAATTGCCCGATTACCCCGGTCTGGACGACGAATTGGAGTAAAAAATTCCTAGTGTTTAAGCGGGTTGCAGAGGATTCTTCATCCATTCTGCATTTTTCTGTTGAATTTATTCAGCGCATGGTGGATTGTCTTCTTGTTGCCAGCAGGCAATACCAAACTAACAGAACTAACCACACACATGAAACCAAATACATTCGCTTACTACTGCGGACACACTGCCCTTGGCCTCGACTCCTCCAAAGGAGTATGGAAGGGTGGAACCTTCATCACACCTGACGGCAATGGCTGGGTGTTACCACCACACGCTGACGATCCACGTGACGGTGCTGGAGTCATTCATCTTCTCCAAGCCCCAGTGCCACTCCCAGAACCACCACTATGGTTGGCTATGGCATTGGCTGCTCTGCTTGGCGGCATCTTTGTCGCAGGCATCATCGTCCTATACGAACTCACCCACTAATATGAGCGCACAAGCAGGCAAAGGGGATTCACCCCGCCCAGTCAATCCGACCGTGTACGGTCAGAACTACGACGACATATTCCGCAAACCACAACCAAAACCAACAGAACAAAATGAAACCGAAAATAAGGACACTCCTTGAGCGAGCTATCGACGAGGGCATATCGTATGGCTACCACCGCGCACACAAGTACACAGACTTCCCTGACGAAGACTTGCTTGCAGAACGCATCAACTACGGAATCTGGTTAGAGCTAGACGCAATCTTTTCTTTCGACGAGGAGGTGGAAGAGTGAGCGACCATAATGAATGCCCCACCTGCTTGCAGGACTGGATCGCAGATACCGACTACGAGTGCGGATGCTGCGGACGACCAGCGTCAGAGCATATCAGAGTAACAAGCCTGTGCCGCATCCTGCGGGAGACGCAGCAGCGTGAGAATGCGTTGATCGTCGAGAACAAGAAGCTGAAGGCACTGCTGGAGGACAAGGAGACGTTTATCCAGCGTGTCATCACTTGGCCGCACGATGCCGACCCATTCACCTCACCCGATCACGATAACGATAGACACTATCCATGACACAAATACACTGGCGCATCTGCGCGACCTGCGGACTCCCGAAAGCAATCTCTGAGTTCCGATCGTCGCCTAGCTGCCCAAAATGCCACACCAATGCCACAAGAACTAACCGCAAGAGGGTTGATCCTTACCACACTCAAGGAAGCGTACTTCCGCAGGCTCAAGGCCGAGAAGCACGGGAAGACACCTCGCCTCACGCAGGAGATAGACCTGCTTGAGCTTGCCATCCGAGACCTAACAGAACACATCCAAAATGAACCAGAACCAGAATAAGCGTGGTCGTAAGCCGCTACCCGCAGGACAGCACCGCATAGCCAGCAGCATCACCATGTCACCAGAGGCATGGTGGTTTCTGGACCACCTCTGCAAGGAGTACAACAAGCCGAGCAGAAGCCGCATGCTGGAGTACCTCCTATTCCTCAACAAGCGACCATGAGCATTCATATGATATCACAGGCTTGGAAGACGCAGGTATCGTCACTCGCCGCCAAACTGGTCCTGCTCAAGCTTGCTGACAACGCAAGCGATGAGGGCAAGGCTTGGCCACATATCGACACCATCGCCGCCGAGACAGGGTTGGCGAGGAGCAGCGTGTTCCGAGCATTAGACGAGCTTGAGAAGAGCGGTCTGGTCGAGCGTCACCGTGGTCGCAACGAGGTGATTTACCAAATCCAGAAGTCCCACAGTGAGACCTCTACAAGTCCCACAGTGAGACCCCAGAAGTCCCACCATGAGACCTCTACAGGTCCCACCATGGGACTTACCCTTACTAAAGAACCGTCAAGAGAACATATAGTGTCAGAAACGGAGAAACCCAAGAGATTCCAGAAGCCAACCATCCATGAGGTTCACGCTTACGGAATGACACTCACTCCACGCTTCCTCAAGGCCGAGCAGTTCATCAACTTCTACGAGTCCAAGGACTGGATGATCGGCAAGTCCAAGATGAAAAACTGGAAGGCAGCAATTCGCACTTGGCAGGCCAAGGACAAACCCATAACCAAGGCACAGACCTCAGACCAATTCGGCATTTAACCAGAACATGAACACAGAACCAACCATCCCATCCGCTCACACCAGTGAGAAAGCTGTCATCTCCAGCATCCTCAAGGACGCATCCCTGCTCAAGCGTGCTGCCGCTGACGGCATCACCAGCGATTCTTTCCACCACCCAGACACCAAGACCCTCTGGGAAGCATGCCGAGAGCTTCCAGCATCCGAGGCTAACCAGTTCGACTTGATCGCTGTCGTTCAGCATCTCACCGACCAAGACAAGCTCGACAGGATCGGTGGAGCATCGCAGGTCGTAGAGTGCTACTCGTACGCTCCTACACCCGCAGGATGGTCGCAGTGGGTCTCGACCCTAAAGGAGTACCAAGCACGCAGGCTCGCACAATCCGCGGCACGGGAGATCGCAACCGCAGATGATGCCGCGGGAGCAATCGAGTCGTTCCGTACTACCCTCCAAAGCCTCCAGCAGGTTGTGAGTGGAAAGCAACGGTCGATAGACGCAGAGAGGGCTGGACAGCAGTTCATTGAGAACCTCATGAGAGACTACCAAAGCGGAGAGCTGCCGGGTGCAAGCACAGGCATTGCAGAGATCGACGCTATCTGCGGCGGCATGAGACCCGGCGAGTTCTGGGTGGTTGCAGGCAAGCCCTCTCGCGGCAAGAGCGTCCTAATGCTCCAGATCGCCAGCAAGTTCATCGCAGATGGCAAGCCCGTGGCTATACACAGCTTGGAGATGATGAACCATGAGGTCATTGGCAGGCTCATCAGCGTCCTCACTCACACCAACTACGGGTCAATAACCCAGCCAAGGACCGCAGCCAAGCATGAGCTTCAGAAAATCCAGCGAGGCGTTGAGCAGATCAGCAACTCTCACCTGTGGATCGACTCAAGCTCCAATCAGAGCATCGACAGCATCGCGGCTGAGGCCGAGCGCATCCGCGACCTGCATGGCAGTCTGGACCTAGTTGTCGTTGACTATCTCCAGTTGATCCGAGGCTCACGGTCCAGCCGAGAGTCACGGGAAGAGGAAGTCGCCAGAGTCTCTGGTGGACTCAAACAGTTAGCCAAGCACCTCAAATGCCCTGTCATCTCAGCCAGCCAACTCAACGACAACAATCAGGTGCGTGAGTCGAGAGCTATCGAGCAGGATGCAGATGCGCTCTTGTTCATCGCAGACGATGGGATCAAGGTGGGCAAGTTGAGAAACGGACAGAGAGATGTGGTCCTACCATTGAGGCTAAACGGTGCATACCAGCACTTTGTCTGACCCTACAGGCAACATCCTCCACCAAACCGCGCTAGATTGCCCCAGAATCGCTCACACAGCGTCTGGGGCTTTCTAGTGGGTAATGTGTCCATAAATATGGTCGAGAGCGTACAGGGGCATTTACACGCAATTGAGAGGGTGTGTTGCTGGAGCCTAGTGTTTGTGCGGAGTTGGGCTTGAACACCCATGTTCAATCACAAGTGGACCGATGGGTTGACTGATGGTGGACTAATCCCGTGGAATTCGACGGGGTTGGGCTGGAAACCGCTCCCACTTTCGCAAAAGAATTCTCCAACGCGCACGCGAGGGTCAGGACCACCACCAGATGTTGTGTTGCGTCCACCAACTCACGGGTGACTTACTGATTGGCGACCACCAAATCCCGTGGAACACTGATAGACACTAGCAATTCCCGTGGAACGGAACTCAGCATTATATACGTTGTTACAAGTAATAGGGGGGAGGGGGTCGAAATTTTGCGACGACAAAAAAGACGGGGACGATTAACCCCCCCTTCAAAAATTGTCCAAATGGGCTTTGCGCTTGATCTGACTGTACTCCCCCGCCACACCTGATCGCCACCCCGCGCCACTGCAGGATTAACACTGAATCGGCACGCGAACCCGTGGGTGGCACCTCCTCGTTTCATGGCTCCTGCGGTTGGGATCGAACCAACGACCTAGTGATTAACAGTCACCCGCTCTGCCTCTGAGCTACACAGGAATGTGTCCGATGCTTCATTGTTATCTGACCCATGTCAATCCTTCTTCTGTATCCTCTGTATCCTCTGTATACTAGGTGGGGTGAATGGAGGGTCAATGGCACCCACATCTTCCCCCTTGACGCTTTGGTATTCCCCTCGCATTTGGAGATATGCCTGCAAGGTGCGGGTTTGAACCTCATTTAATTTATGTCATCTCCTGTCGCATACGACCTGCAAGGCCAAGGTGGAAGCGTTGTGCTTTCGACCGCAGCCACTACCTACACTGGAAACATCCGTTGGATTCAAGTGGTGAATGACGCTGTGCTTGGGACCGTAGCTAGTGCGTCTGGGAACGTCTCTGGAGCGTCTAGGTTACAGAGCATCACCCTTCCTGCTGGTCTTGGTATCGGTGGCAACTTCTCGCAGGTTGTCCTTACCTCTGGCGTTGTTATCGTCTACTTTGCGTAATGTCGCAATTTCGGTCCACGGGCGGGATGGACGACTCGATTGCCGAGGATGGTGATCGTGGGTTTCTGTCTGTGAACCAGCGTGATCAGCTCAACCAGTTGCAAGCTGGGCAGGTTCGTGAGTCCTTGAATGGACGGATGGAGGGTTACTGGCGGCCTCGTAAGGGGATTGTGGAGAAGACTGGGGCATTCACCACTGGCGGGAATCCGTTGCAATTGCCATTCTACCTTGTTGGCACCAGCGTGGCAATTACTGCTGCCTCTGTCACGGCTGGAGTTGTAACCTTAACTACAGCATCTGCTCACGGACTAACGAATGGTGCTACGCTTAACATCGAAGGGATTGGCTACACTACTGGCACTGACCCTAATGGAGTGTTTACTGCTGCGACTGCTAGTGCGTCTAGCATCACCTATGCGCTGGTTGGTGGGTCTGGGACTTACACGACTACATCTGCGTCTGTGATCACCTCGACCTCCAAAGCAATCACGAATGCTACGGCATCCTCTGGTGTGATTAGCATTACTATTAATAGCCATGGTTTTGAGGCAGGATCAAGTGGCTGGGCTACAGTAAGTGGCTTGGATGCAGCGGTTAATGGTGATTACTTGCTGACTTATTTTGATGCAAATACCTTGCGCTACACAGTTCCGGGCGTTACCTCAATTACGGACACTGTTGGCACATTGAGCCAGATGCCGATCAACGATGCGGCAAACGCTAATGTCCGAGCCTCATGCTTGTTCAGTGACCCGAATACTGGAAACAAGGAGTTTGTGATTGTTGCGCTAGATACGGTCGCCAAGAAGATTGACCTAGATGAGAACAACACAGATGCCAATGGGTACCTTTCCTCAACAGACATCCCGTATCCTCCGGGATTATCCCTTGGTGCTGACACCGACATGATTCAGGTGTTTGACAAGGTGATGTTGTTCCGAGATGGGCAGCAGGCATTTGAGTGGTATCCTAATGGTAGGCAAATTTTGTCTGCATCACAATTTGGTACTACGGTTACGGTGAATGTCCGTGAACATGGACTGCTTGCTGGCGCAAGTGTGACGATTGCTGGACTGACTGGTGGAACTCCGGCCAATGGAACATTTACCGTGTTGGCAAGCCCAGCCCCAACGCAAGACACATTTGCTTATACTTTTACAACAAGCCAGACGCAGGATTTTGATGTTTCTGCTGCTACCATGACGGATGGGTTCACCCTTTCTCCGGGTGGAGATTACACCCAACCACAGGTTTTTTCCATAAAAGGTGACGGAGTTGAGGTTGATTCTGGTCTAGTTACATTAACTGTTGAGAGTAATTTGACCTTAAAGGAAAATGATCCAATTGTTATTTATGAGTCAACAATTCCAGAATTGGATTCCATTGTTGGTGAGCAGTATTATTTGACTTCTGCGTCAATTAACCAACTTCAATTTTACGCCCCAGTTCCAAATATCACTGTTAGGAACCTAACATCGGCATCTGTAAGTGGATCGATTGTGAAACTCATAACGACTGAGGATCACGGGTTACCACTTGGAACCCAGATCAATGTTAATGAAGTAACATATTCCACGGGGACCAATCCCAATGGAATACACACAACTGTCAGACAGGTTCCAAACATTTCTTCGGCCACACAGTCGGCAAATGTTGTTACGATAAATTGCAGTGGTCACGGGTTTTCAACTGGAAATTCAATTACTATTGACGGCATTGAGTTTACCACTGGAACAAATCCCAATGGGGTGTTTACAATTACTGTTGTTAATTCAAATACATTTACCTACCCTCTAGCAGGAGCTAGTGGCACTTATGTTACCACAAACGCATTTGCAACCAGCGACGATCTTAAAAAGAGACTGCTGTACAGCTTGACTGGGGTTAGTGGAACCTATGGAGTTGCGAGTGCTTACATTACTACTGCAACTGGCGCGACTAGCCAGCAAGTTGAGGTTGGTGGCAGGTTCAGTGTAGGAGGTGGGTTTATGCACCAACCCGGCGCGCCTTGGGGTGTATACTTCCAACGCCGCCTGTGGGTCCCTCACTATTATAATTCGTCTGGTCCGTATGATGCACCAGTATACATTAGTTCTAAGATTAAAGACGAGATTGCTGTTTCGGACATTTTAGACACAACAACCTTTGACCAGATCGAAAACCAGTTCCGCATTAGCGGTGGTACTGCCGACTATGTGGTTGGCATGCACGGGTTCTACGAGGATGGGTTGATTGTATTTAATCGGAATAGTCTTCACCTTATCTCTGGAACTCAAGGCAGCTTGCTTGACACCAAGGTCACTGAGCTAACCTCTGAGATTGGGTGTTTGGCCCGTAAAACTATCGTATCACGCGGGAATATGGTTATGTTCCTATCCGACGATGGGGTATATGCTGTTGAGTTCCTTAACGATTATAACTTGCGTGGTGCTGATGAGCCTATTTCCAAGGATATCCAGCCATACATTGACCGCATCAACAAGGATTACGCTGATAGATCGGTAGGTGTATTGTTTGATAACCGATATTATCTTGCTGTACCTCTTGATTCGTCGATTGGTGCTGGAGACGCTCGCGGAAACAATGCAATCTTGTTGTTTAATTTCCTAAACAAAGGTTGGGAGTCTCTTGATACCTTTGGAGATGGCAGATTTGCTATTGAAAACTTCGTGTTGGGAAGTGCAGGAGTACGCAATAACATCTATGCCGTCACAGCAAACGGAGGTTTGCACCAACTTGAGGCTGTAGATACATCAAACGACAGTTTAAGTGTCTCAAATACTGCCAATGTTGTGGTTACGCCAGTTATTGACTCAACACTAATAACCCGTGGGTATGATCTTGGCACAATGGAGCGCAAAAGGTTTACCGATGCGCAATTTGTAATGCAAAACTTGCCCGGTCAAAAAGGCGAATATAACATATCGTTTGCCGCTGAGGACCCAGATAGCGCACAACCTATTGGGACAACTACAGACTTCCTTGGAGGCGCAATTTTAGAAGCAGATTCGCCAAATGAAGCAGAAACCGCTGGAATTAGATGCAGACTTGGTGGAATCCGTGGTTATACTGGAACCATGATATTGACAAGAACTGTAGGTTCCCCCAAGATAAACTCAATCAAAGTTGCTGGATCAGTGACAAATAGACAAATCATCTCACAAAAATAAAGTATGGGCGCAGTTGATACAACTTACACATTCACGGCTACTGACACAATCACTAGCACGAAGATGAATAACATCATCGACCAGACAACCATGACTAATGATGCGGTTGTTGCAAATGGAACTATTGAGGTTATAGGTGGTAAATTGAGGGTAGCTGCTGGAAAAATCACATCTAATGAACTTGCGAGTAATTCCGTTAACACGGATGAGATTGTAAATAATGCCGTAACTACTGTTAAAATTGCCGACTCAACCAGCACTACTACTGGAATAACAACAGCAAAAATTGCAAATGATGCAATTACTGAAGTTAAGATTTTAAATGGCAATGTAACACCTGCAAAGTTATCACAACCATTTACATTAGCTACTGCTAAAGCAAGCACCAGTGGAACCAATATTGATTTTACTTCAATCCCGTCTTGGGTTAAAAGAATCACAGTGTTGTTTAAAGATGTTTCACTTTCTACAGATGCCTTGTTTAGATTTAGACTTGGAACCTCTAGTGGTTTTGTGACCGCTGACTACAATAGTGTAGAATGGTTTATTGGTGGAGATGTTCAACGGGATTCGTTTTCTAGTGATGGTTTTGATGTTTATGATTCTGATCCTTCTGCCAATAGAAGGTTTTATGGGAAAATAGTTTTTGAAAACATAACTGACAATGTTTGGGTTGCTAATGGAGATTTTGCTAGTAATTCTAATTACTGGAGTCACACCATTGGTCATGTCGATTTGTCTGGAAAACTCACTCGAATAAGAGTTACATCGTCAACTGGAACAGCCAACTTTGACTTTGGAACAATTAACATTTCGTACGAATAAACGCATATAATGTAATAGCTTTAGCGTTGCGGTGTTTGCTTAAATAAAATTATGAATAAGAGTAAAATTATAGATTTCAGCAAAATCCTAGCGGTTATCGCTATGGGCTTGTTCGTTAAATCATTATCTGAAGGCGAAGAATACAATTATGCTTGGGTTCCGTTGGTTGCTGCTGGAGCTAGCTTGCTTGGAGGCATTCTTTCAAGTAGGGGCAACAAAGGTGGAGGAGGTGGAAATGTGCAAGCAATTGACATTTTTGCCCCCGGAGTAAGAGCTGGAAAAGATGAGCCAAGCATAGCTCAAAAACAAGCGACTGGGCTTACCGATTATCTAACAAACCAAGCACCGGGTTTGGCTGCGTTGTCCAGATCGACTATGCAAGCTCTTTCGCCAGAGCAAGCAGGATTAATAAGCAATCTTCAAGGATTGTATGCTCGTCAATCCAATGCTATTGGTGATTTCAGCAGAAGGGCAGCAGAAGAACAAGCCAGATACGGGAAGCTTGCCCCGACATTGGGAGACATAAGCGGATTTACTCAAGTCCAAACCCCAGAAGCACAGGCACAAGCCTTGTATGACACTGGAATGGCGCAAACAATGGCAGAGGAGGCATTTGCGCGTAGAGGTGTACTTTCGGCGGAAGAACAACGAGCGGCCCAGCAAAGCGCAAGAGAGGCATCCGCTGCATCTGGCCGCATTGGCGGTAATGCTGGTATTGCCGCTGAGATCATGAATCGTGAGGCCGCAATGGCGGCAAGAAGGGGCGAGGCTGCAACACTTGGTCAAGCTGCGTATGGTCAAGGCATGGGCGCATTGCAACAACAACTTGCGGCTCAACAAGCAAGGTACTCGCAGCTTGCTGCTGAACAAGATCGAGAACTTGCGCGTAGGCAAAATCTTTTTGCACAGGATGTCGGGATGCGTGAATTTGGATTAAAACAATTGCTTGGTGTTTCTGGAATGGAGTCAGATTTGGCTTCTAAAGCTGCCGCCACTGGAACTGCTGCATTTAATGCTGCTGGTCAGTTCTACACCACTCCGGGGTTGTCCCTACTTAGCATGCCGATCAATCTAGCCTCTCAACAAGGTTCAAACGCACAACAAGCTGCTGCAGCTAACGCGCAAATTGCTTCATCTAATTACGCATCTCAAACTGGGATGATGGGCAATATCCTTGGATCTGGTCTACAAGCCCTTGGAAGTTACTACGGAGCAAAATAAAATAATATGAATGGTTACGAATGGTCTGTAGACCCTAGATTACTGGCACAAGACTTCTCTGGGTATGCCCGAGCTGCTGAAATACGCCGCGAGGGTGATGCTGCACTCACGCAAGGACTAGTCAAAGGAATTGAAACTGCTGGAGACTACTTCAAGAAGCAGAAGGAGAGCAAGAATAGTGCGCTAATGGGACTCAAGATCGCGGAAGCAGCCAAGATCATGGACCCAGCGCAGGCTCCTTACTACGACTCGCTCATCAGTACCCTCAAGGACGAGGATACCCCTGTATCAGTTCGTGGCGCACTTGGAGCGCAGGTGCAAGACCTCCTCAAGCAGAACACCAGCATGCGTGCTGTGGCGGTGCAGGAGGCTCAGATGGGCATGCGTCCAGCGTATTTCGGTGGTGGGCAATCTGCCGCTCGTTCTGGTGGTGGATATGGTAGTGGTGTTTCGCGTGGTTATGCACCTTCCGTAGACATGTCAGCTGGAGACGCTACACTTGCAAACCAACCCGGTGCAATTCCACTTCCTCCGGGACCAGATGATTTTATAGAACAACCTCCGGGACAAGCTGGAGCTGATATTCTTTCTTCTGAACAACTAATTGAACAAGCACGCACAATGCGTCTTCCAGCTAGTGAAGTCAATTCGTTCATATCTGGAATTCAATCCGCATTTGAAAACCCAAATGAAGCTACTGAAAATACTGTTCAAAGCTACAAAAAAGCATTTGCAGAAAGAATTGCACAAGCAGAGGCTGGATTTAAGCCAGAAAAGGATGCCAGTGGGAAACCTAAAACAGTAATTATTGAAGATGAAAGCGGAAATGTATCTCGATTGACCAAAACCAT